CATGGCCGATGTCTTGGATGAGGCGCGAGAATGGTGGGGATGCAACCCGTCCTTCACCATGATCGACTACTTGGAACTACTTCCCGGTGGCGACTCAGACTCTACGGGTGTGACCTCCAAGGCTCAGGCCGTGAAACGGTGGGCCAAAACGCAGCGCGTTCCCGTCGGGCTGGTACATCAGGCCGGACGAGGCGCAGGTGAGAAAGGCAAACCAGCCGGGCTGTACGCCGGACGTTACGGTGGCGAACAGGAAGCAATCTTTGTGCTGGAAGTATACCGGCAGAAAGACAGACAAGACCTGTCGGAATGGGAGAAAGAATACCACGCCAACTCTATCAACCTGAATCTGTGCAAGAACAAGCGCACAGCAAGGATGGTGGATCAGGTCTACTACCTTGATCCCCTATGCGGACAGGTTCACCCCTATTGGGAAGAGTTGATTCCCGGTTCGGGAGGTCCGAAATGACTATCGTTGCAGTTGGGGTTGGCGACGAAACCGGCAGCCCGGGTGCAATGTTTGCGCTACTGTTCCGGGGAGGTGGCGTCGCCACCGACCAGCCGGGGGTAGGTGACGGGTTCCGACCAATGGAACTCCCCCACGGGGCACACGTTCCAGCCCTCGGTCCCGGCTTCACCGACATTTGCGTCAAACACCTAACCGATGAGGAAGCCCCCATCGGCGTGTACCCACTGTTGCCAGCCGTGGACGACACACACAGCGTGTACTGGGGGTGCGTCGACTTCGACGAAGGAGAAGAGGAATCCCTGATTCACGCAAAGAATCTGGAACTGGTGCTACACCGCATGAACGTCAAAGGATGGATCGAACGGTCCCGCTCCAAGGGCTACCATGTGTGGGTGTTCTTTGAGGAACCAATACCCGCAACCAACGTACGCCACGGGCTACTCGGAGCCTGCCAGATAGTGGATGCACCAACGAAAGAGATCAACCCCAAGCAGACAGAGTTGACAGGCAAGGGGTGGGGCAACGGGGTCAGGTTGCCCTACCCCGCCGGGCGGCAACCCGGCCGGAATGTGATCCTCTCTGGGGGAGAAGAGATGGACGTGGAGTCCTTCACCTCCTGCGCCCAGTCCAGCCGATGCACAGCAGCCACTTGGAATCCCCTCAGAGCCGTTTACAGCCCTCCTAAGCCCCTCCCAGCAGTGGAATGGGGTGACACCCCTCCTAGGGGTGACCTGTCGGGTCTGGCAGGCTCTATCCGTCGCAACGGGCCGCGCCCCGAAGCGAACAAACCAGAAGGAGACAGGTCTGGCACCCTGTTCTCCTTGGCGTGTGCGATGTTGAAGCAGGGGCACACCCCCAGCGATACGTTGAATGAACTACGCTCGGCTGATCTGGACTGGGGCGGCAAGTACGCCACCCGCCCGGACGGTGAGAAATGGTTGCGAACCACAGTCGTGAATGCACAACGAAGGGTGGGCTAAAGCAATGAAAGGCTACATGATTACCGTACCCAGACGACCCAAGGTGAAGGCACGCCCACGCCACAACAAGCGAGGGCAGGTCTTCACCCCCAAGTCCACTCTGGAAGAGGAAGATCATGTCGCTGCGGCATGGTCCGAACAGATCGGAGAGATACTCAGCGGTCCACTAGAGGTGTACGTCGCGTACAGTCCCTCCGAAACGATCCTGCATGTATTGCCATCCCCGCACGGGTCGCGTACCTTGCGAGGGGACTTGGACAACTATGTAAAACTAACCCTAGATGCACTCAATGGTGTCGCGTGGGGTGACGACGGACAGGTAGTTAGGATCACAGCAGTCAAAGTTGACGAGGCGTAACAGCCGGAGGATACAATGCTTCTAGTGGAACTATCACCGTGGGAATACGAATGGGCTTCCCATGTGGGTGCGCGTCGATTCATCGAAAACTGGGGCAAGCGTGACGCCGCCCATTACGACAAGAAACGAATGGAAGACGACCGCACCGCTCAGGTGGCCGCATGCGTGGGTGAACTGGCAGTAGCCAAGGTCACCAACCAGTACTGGTCGGGGCACGTCTGGCACAAATCGGATCACAAAACGTACAGGCATCTACCGGATGTGGGATTCAACATTGAGGTGCGTCGGGTACGCACCAGCACTAGCGCCGCTGTGCGACGCCGCCAGTTGGATCAGGGGCTAGTCCTGTGGGTGGTGCAACCGGTCGCCCCTGAGTTTCGTGCCGTGGAAATGCTCGGTTGGATCGACCACGATGAAGCGTGGGAGAAGGGTGAAGCGTCAGGGTATGACCCGGAGAACACCCGGGTCATTGCACAGGAACGGTTGAACCCCGCCATGTGGTACGCTGAGTACCATGAGCAAGAGCGGACAGGCACGACCGACTGACTTCGACGGGTGGTTGGCCCGCAATCAAACTAACCCTAAGGTACGGGTACTGTTTCCGCAGCGAGACGACACGGAAATGGAAGCCCTCCTGCGGACCCCTCCCGGGGGTCCGGACAGGGGACCCTCTCTGGAGGAAACGTCTTCACTGCGTGAAGCCCTCGGCCGTGCCGTGGAGTCGCTACCCCCGGAGGACCGTTGGATCGTTGAACGGCTACTAATCGAAGGCACATCGTTGCGTAAGACGGGTACAGTCTTGGGGATTCCTAAGACGACACTCGCTCGGCGCCGCGATCAGATCAAACGACGACTCGCGTCAACTCTTGCAGACGACCCGGATATACGCGGATGGATCACACCTGACGCCTAACCGTCAGCCCCGTCAGTCCATTGCTGGGCAAGCGCCTGACGTAGCAACCCCATTAGGGAAGCAGTCCAGTAGGCGAATGCCTCACCGGCCTCCGGTACCCCTCCGACGGCGGCACGAAACGCGTCGAAGAGACTGTCCGCTTCGTCCTCATCGAACACCAGTAGCAAACCTAGGGTTCCATTCGGGGACCACTTGGCGTGAACACCGTCTTGTACGTCAAACAGGTGGGATGTGGCATGCAGGTCCGCATAGATTTCCTGCTCCAACTCTCCACCCTCGGCTTCCATGAACAGAGTCCACTTGGCTGAGAGTTCAACGGCATCCATGACTATCCAGTCACCCGCTCCTGAGCGTACGTCTTTACGACACTGAGAGCCGCAGCAGCCGCTGCAACCGTAGCCGTCTTGGCCGAAGCCAAATCGCTGATAACAAATACCGCCAAGAAAGCCTGCGTGAAAGTCCACGCAGCCCGTTCGATCATGTTTCTCACTTCTTCTTCCCCTTGTTAGACCGTTTAGAATAGTCGTATGCTATAGCAGCCGCCTGATCCCGAGGATAACCCTCACCTATCAGCGTGCCAATGTTTCGTGCTATAACAGTAGGACTCTTGCCGCGCTTCAATGGCACGTCTAATACCCGGGTCGACGCGGCTTCTTCGGCGCCACCTCAATCACGCAACGCGTCACGGGCACCGCTACGCGACTGCGAACCGACATGACCGATCCCGTCACCGCGTGTGACACTGGTGACCAGAACCTGACCGGCCTTCACCTTCTTCGGTGTTGAACCATCTCTGTGCATGATCCCTACTTTCCGAAGGGACGGCCACCGAAAGCGGCGTTCCCCAGATTGGTGCTACGCAGATATGCGGCAGCCTTCTTAGCCTTCTGCGACATGTCCCACATGTTGAATGAAGACGTGGAGTTGTACGGCTGGTCATCCTGACTGCCGAACGTCTCCTCAAATGTCCCGTAACCTTTGCCCTTTGGCATTATGTTTCCTTACTGTAAGAACAAGGCACCGAACGTGTTACCGTCCACCACCCCGTTGACTTTCAGAAACCCCTGCGATTCCTGAAACTTCTTGACCGCCGCCTTAGAGCGGCGCCCAAAGATCCCATCCACCACACCGGCATCAAACCCACGGTCATTCAACCGGGACTGCACCAGCCTGACCGGCAACCCACGGGCGCCACGCTTCAACGGCTTCTCCTCAACCTGCACCCGCAGGTCCTTGAAATACCGAATGATCGCATCCCAATCAACCATCGAAGGTTCCTTCGTCGCAGCCATACCACCCTCAACCCAGTCCCCCAACCAGTCACCGGGACATGTTGTGGAACCCTTACGGCGATGTGTTTCCACCCACAGGCCACGACCGAACCACTTCTCAGCCTCCCTGATTACCGTCTGGATCGACTCAAGAACATTCGCATGAGGCCGCTCGTCGCCCCAACCCGTGTAGCAGACGGACATCGACTTGGAGTTCCACCCTTTGGTTGCTCCACCGCGTGCTTCCCATCCTCTACCCTCATAGATTGTCCCTGTCTCATCCACCAACCAGTTGTAGGCAATCCCATCCCATCCCTTCGACAAATGGTGACGCTCAAACGCCTTCACAGCCCCCGTGCCCTTCGGGCCGTTCTCCACACCAGAGTGGTGTATGACCACACCCTTCACGCGGTGATGCCTGATCCGGTCGAAACGCTTTCCACCGGGGGGCGGAGTCGCCCCCCACTGGTGGCGAGAAATGTACTTCATACTCATAAGCCCCTATGTCCCGTCACCGGGTGCGCCACTCAATGTCGCCACGATCCCTCTGGTCAAGGTATCGTTCGATCTCGCGCCGCACCCGTTCACTCTGCTGCTCATACTTGGTGTTCATTCGCATGCTCAAACCAGCCAATGTAGAAATCAGAGAAGAAATGTACCGCTCCTGCTTTCGCTTCTCCCTACCCGGCAACCCCGGAATCGCCCGCTGCAACACCCCCATGAACGGCAGCATGTTACCGATCAGATAAATCCGGTTATCCTGCATCTTCCATTCGCCCTGCTGGTTTCGTTTCGACCAACCGATCTGCTCCAAAGCGTTCATCAAAC